AGAACTTCCGATAATTCCGAAAGAGTAGTTAGGCAAAATGCGAGATACCGAATAACTATCAACCAAAATGAAACTCTGTAAAAACTGCAAAAACATGGCTGATATCTGCGGCAAGTACGGGAAGGTTCCGCCGGCAGATACATACGCAGAAAGGTGCCGCTATTTCGACCAGGCGGGCGACAAACCTGCCCATGTCAAGGCAGAGGAAGCTGGTTGCGATTTGTGCGACAGATACACTGACGGATGGTGCCTGCAATTTGATCTCCCGGGATGGGCATATAATTTTGTGAAAATCAAAGAAGGAATGCAATGCCCGAAAATGTCGATCTGATATCCGCCATGGAATCTTTCGGCCTGGTCGTCGACCGTGAGCCACGTTTTGACGGTCGGCCGGTCAGATACCGGCTGAATGGCAAAAAATCACGGTCCGGGTTCATGATAGGCAATGATGTTAATGGGAAACATTACGCCACCTTCGGGACATGGGCCGACCGCAGTCTTGACCAGAAATGGACAGACAACGGCGCCGGAAGTCCGCATTGCCATGAGCAATGGCGGGAACTGGCCACAAGAGCCGAACTGCTGCGGCGTGAATCACAGCAGACTGCCGCCAGCATCGCCGTTGCCATGTGGGAGCAGGCTGAAGAATGCGCCGAGCATCCATACCTGGCCGCAAAGGGCGTCAAGCCGCACGGTTGCCGTGTGCTGCGTAACATGCTGCTGGTGCCGTTCTATTCGCAGGACGGAGAACTGACAACAATCCAGAAGATTCTGCACGACGGGACGAAGCTGCTGCTTAACGGCGGCGAGATTTCAGGATCCTGTTGCCCGATTACCGGAAAAGAGGATCGGATATATATCTGCGAAGGATTCGCCACCGGGGCGACGATCAGCGAATTGACGGGATGCAAAGTGCTGGTCGCGTGTTTTTCCAATAACCTGTTGCCAGTTGCTATAGCCGCCAGGCAGAAATGGCCGGAGACAAAAATCATTATCGCTGCCGACAACGACCACGGCACGGAAGGCAACCCAGGTGTCAAGTCGGCAAAAGCCGCAGCAGAGGCAATCGGCGCCGAGGTAGCCATCCCGGAGTGTCCCCCTGGGACGGACTTCAACGACATGGCCAGAGAGCGGCCAGCCAGGGCTACCGAGATATTGACAGGCAAGTGCGCCATGATCTCGGTCGGTGAGATTATGGCAACAGAATACAAACCGATCAAATGGGCTGTTGAAGGAATCATCCCCGAGGGACTGACGCTGATTGCCGGTCGCCCAAAATTTGGGAAGTCCTGGTTAATGTTGGGCCTTGCCTATGCCGTCGCCACCGGCACAAAAGCATGGGGGCATGGCAATACCACAAAGGGGACGGTTTTTTACCTGGCGCTCGAGGATTCGCCGAGAAGGATCAAGGACCGCGTGCTGGCCATGGATGGGTATTTCAATGATTATCCTGAAAATCTGCACATCATCACCGATTTTCCCAGGATCGGCAGCGGATTCGCCGAGCGTATCGTCGAACTGGTGCAACAACATCCCGATACCGGGCTGATCATAATCGACACGCTGCAGAAGATCAGGCCGATATCAGGCGGCGGAAAGCGGAATCTGTATCAAGCAGAGTATGAAGACTTCGAGGCGTTGCAGAAAATGGCGATTACGCTCGGCATCCCGGTGATTGCGGTCCACCATACCAGGAAGCGGTCGTCAAAAGGCGCTCCAGCCAATCCAATTGATGAGATAAGCGGCTCGACAGGCATCCAGGGCGTTTCAGACACGCTGATTGCGCTCGACCGTGACGGCAACAAGGGGACGATGCACGTCACCGGCCGCGAAGTCGATGAGGAAGAATACCCGATGGAGTTTATCAGGTACAACATGACTTGGCAGGTATCAGGGCCGCAACAAGAGATAGATGTCGGGCCGATGGTGTTGTCCGATTGGCTAAAAACTCATGACGCCATAACCGCCAAGGAAGCGGCAGAGATATTCGGCATCAGCCTGGCAACTGCAAAACGCAAACTGAAGGATTTGGTTGACGAGGGAAAACTGACAGTCGAGGTGCCAGGACACAAAATGCCGTGGACCTATAAACCGACAGAAATCTTTTAATATACAAAAATATGAGCCGCAAGACCAAAAACACGCATAAGTATATAAAAACAGTACAATTCTTGTGGCTCACGCCCTTGAGCCGCAGTGAGCCGCAAGAGCCACAACATATTGATCTAGCTCATGCAGCTCACTGTAGCTCACACCATGAGCCACAAGATATATAAGCAATATTAAGTATATATATATGTTTTATGTGTTGTGGCTCACGTTTTTAAGGATAATAGAAAAATCAGACAAATGAAGGAATCAAACATGAGTGCACTCAACGAGCAAATAGCGGGAACACATTACAAAGACATGGCGATTCAGCCCATAGAGTTCTGCCAGCGGAACCGGCTCGGATATGCCGAGTCGCTTGCCATCAAGTACCTATGTAGGCACGGCAAGAAGAATGGTCGGCAGGATCTGCAGAAAGCAATCCATTGCATCCAACTGCTGATGGAGATGGAGTATCCAGAACCGGCCAAAAAATGACGAGGATATGGAAAGGCTGCACGATTGGCGTGCTGCCTGTAGGTAGAGATGGACAGTGTTGAAAATTGAAAATAGGGCGCTTTTGGAGTGATTGACTTGAAACCATTACCAACCAAAACTGGAGAATAAAAATGCAGCAACCTGACGTTTGTACAAGTCTGAATTGCAGGCCACCGAAAAATTATTGTCCACAGTGCTCTCATGCAATTTATCGAGGTGAGGTAACATCAAACGGCAAAGAATATCCGTTTGAGTTTTCGCCTCAATATGGGGTCACTTTCATGACTTCAAAGGGCGAGCCTCGGAAGGTTCAGCCAGGAGAACGGAACAAGGTATGGAACGAGTTCGAAGGATGGTACAAAAAAATCCGTTGTCAGGCTGCTTGACCAATACCGAATAAGTATCGCCCCAAAAGGACAACATCATGAAAATCAACAAGACAATCAGTAAGCTACAGAAACAGCGGGATCGGATAGCGACAGAGCGCGAGTCGATCCAGATGCAGATCGAGGAACTGGAGTTCGAGCGGAACGAGTTTGACCGGAAAATACTGGAACACGATGACGCTATTGTCTGTTTGAAGGCGGTAGCGAAGGTTGCTTTATAGGAAATTAGAGCGGAGGAAGGGGGAGCGACGATGCCAAAGATAAGAGTCGAGGTTGACGTGCCGGATGGGGCATGGTGCGATGGGTGCAAGATGAAGCACGAGATATACGATTATGACTATGACAACATTGAAAAGGTTGTCTGCCTCCAATTCAGAGACAAACATGGATTCCCTAAACAATTAGATTTAGAAAGACGCCGCCTCCCCCAGTGCATCGCCGCAGAGGTGGAGGAGAAGCCATGATTGACATCATCCTGAGCATAATCGCAGTAATCGCTGGCTGCATTACCTTCGTGATGACCAGTTCTAGCGGATGGGCTGGAGGAAATAATTACGCATCCGGTAGGAGGAAGGAGAAGCCATGAAGAAGATGCTTGAGGTTGAATATTGCGGAGAGTGTTTTCACTATCACCAGAAACACTGCCTAAAAAGAGGAATGGAAACAACATTCGGTGGAGGCATCCCCTCATGGTGCCCACTCCCCGCCGCCGGATCGGGATGGCGAGACATATCCGAGGCCCCGAAGGACGGGACTATAGTTTTGCTTTGGTGCGATGGAGTAGTTGAAGAAGGATTTTTCGGAGTTGTTTCTATTAACGGGCAGTATAGATGGCAGAACAGGAACCAATGGTGGCCTGCAAGAAAAGAGCCGCAGCATTGGCAACCCCTCCCTCCCCCGCCAGTTGGCAAATAGGTGACGACGATGGCTAAAATGATCCTCCTGACACTTGGAATTCTGGTTTTTATGCTGGGCTGCTTGATAAGAGGGGAGATTGCTGATAGCGATGTGACTTGGCAACTGACAACTGCAACGGCACTTGGTGTTGTCGCAATAATCGTTGCGGCATATTTGCCGAGATAGCGAGGAATAGGTGACGACGATGAAGAAGGTGTTATGCAAAATATTCGGTCACAAGTGCGATCCAATCCACGCAGAATATTACGGATATTTCCATTGCGAAAGGTGCGGCGAAGAGCTTGAAAGTGACATCCATTGGATTGAGGTCGCCACATGGAAATCCCGCATATGGTTGCGGGACAGAACAAGGCCTCTGCTTGAATGGCTAAAGTGCAAAGATTGCGGGTGGAGATTCGGCAGGCATGACCCGGACAACGAACATTTGCCGTTTTAGGTGACGACGATGAATGACGAGAAGGTGGAGTTGAAGCCGTGTCCGTTCTGCGGGGGTAAGAATGCCAAGGAGATTGCCCACGAAAAGTATATTGCGCTGGAACGCTTTGTGATGTGTAAGAGTTGCGGGGCAAGAGGGCCATCGTATTTAGCCGACACAAACCTTCACATTCAGTGGTGGAACACCCGCGCAGGGGAGGGAGTATGAAGAAACAGCTGCGTTACAGATTGCGGTGGAAGTATCCTGGCGATAGAGCGTGGATGCCTTCTGGATGGGCAACAAACTCAACCAAGGAGGCAATCGCCCAAGCTGAAAGATATAAAGACGACGAGAAAGCACAGGTATGGGATTACAAAACAAAAACAGCATTGTCTGCAAGCCCAAAGAAGGAGCAACCATGACCATCCGCGACATCTGGCAGACAATAAAAGACTGGTGTTGGTTCACCTTTGTTATCAGAAGAAATGAATTTCACTGGAAAGTGCAGACTCTTCAAGAACGCCATAGAGCGCATCGATGCGATGAAAGGTGGAGATAATGAGCGACATCCGCGAGAAGATAATGGCGCTTGAGTTTACTAGAGAGCCTAGCGATGACAACTTTGACAGGTCTGAAAACGCCGGATACTATCTTGCGCTAAAAGACGCAGCCGACATAGCCGAGGCCGAGGTAGCGCGACTGGAGGCGCTACTTGTTGATGTTTCTGCAAAGGCAGCTAACTGCGGATACGAGTTGGTGCAGAAAGAGAAAGACTACGCCACCCTCGTCGCTGCGGCGAGGCGGTTGGTGGAGGAGTTCAAGAAGTCAGTTCAATTTTCACACCAATATGTAGCGGCACTTGCCGAAGTCGAGGCGCTGCTATCATCCGAAACACCGCCAGATGTTGACGAGGATGGCGGTGGCTGAACGATTGGGGGATAGTTGGCGGGGTTTGGTTAGGGTGAAAAATTCAATATGGGGCGAAGAATATGGATATTGAGACAATTAGGATGAAGAAGAAGGAACTGGCCGAAGAGATCATTGCGCTTGCCGAGAGGTTTAAGCAGGAGACTGGTGTCGGTGTGTTAAGCGCTGGTTATAGCAGAGTGGATGGCAAGTGCTACGTTGTGCTGCTGGACGTGCTTGATGAGGATTAAGTCAATAACCAGCAAGGTAAAGACCATCAGCACGCATCGCACCGTTAAGCCTGTGGTGCGTGATCGAGGAGGCAAGTGGAAGCGTGAGCGTGACGAGGTGATGAGGTTGGATGGTGGGTTGTGTCGACAATGCCGCAAGGAAGGACGTGTGACTACTGCTGTTGAGGTTGATCATATCGTGCCGTTGTTTGAGGGTGGGGCTGATACGGTGAGCAATAAACAGGCGCTGTGTCTGCGCTGTCATCAGGCGAAGAGCTATATCGAGGAAATGAGACGCAGGGGGAGAGATGTTGAGTTATGACGACCGGGGGGGGCATGTCAATCGCTGTGAACTGCACGCCCCACGACCACCGTCGCCCCCACGCGTAGATTAAAAACGTGGTTTGCTATAGGATACCAACATGAGCGAAGAAAGAAGATGCCTATTCTGTGACGCAGTTTTGACACGGAAAACAGGAAGAAAAACCATAGAATCAACCAGGGATTTTCTACGTCGAAACTTCTGTGATAAGCGCTGTTCTGGTGCATATTCAAAGAGAAACGGCGGAAAACAAGAGGAAAAGGCCATCAAACAGGCTGAAAAAGACCTGGAAGGAGCGGAAGAGCCGAAAAGGTTATCCGCATACGACTATCTCGACCACATGGTGAACGATGCCAACCTTGATACCTTTCTCCGCTTCAAGGCCGCTACTGCCCTGATCCCATACCAGGCGAAACGGAAAGGCGAATCATCTGGTGGAAAGAAAGAGGGCCGCAAAGAGGCCGCAGAGAAGGTCGCAAAGGGGAAATTTCAGCCAGGCGCACCGCCGGCAAAGATCGTCAATATCAACGGAGGGAAGTGATGCGGAAAATTCCCAACACCCAAGGTTATGGAACAATAAAGCCACCACCACCGCCAACCCCTCCGCATCCAAAAAAGCGTGGGTGTGAATTGTATGTCAATATTCGCGTGGAGCATGACAAAACAATTTTGGCTGACTGCCTATTGTTTCTCAATGACTTGAAAAGACATGGAAGTTTTTACAACTCAGCCATTGAACTAGATCAGAACTTGTCAGGTGATTACTGCGAAAAAGAAGTCGAGAGGCTTTCTGCGATAATCAAAAAGGCTTTGAGCAAATGAACTGGACCACATCCTGCAAAGACTGGGAGCGCCGCATCGTCAACGGTGAATCACTTATCCCATGCGATCCGCTCTTTCCTGATTACGCCGAATATGCCCTCAGTGTCTTCAAGCAACTGCGCGTCTATGACGTACCTGGTCAACCGACAATGGGCGAGTGCTGCAGGGAGTGGGTGTTTGATCTGGTACGGGCCGTTTTCGGGGCGTATGATCAGGAGTCCGGCCGGAGGCTGATCACTGAGTTTTTATTGCATATCAGTAAGAAGAACACAAAATCAACTATCGCTGCCGGCTTGATGCTGACAGCGGTGATCATCAATTGGAGAGACGGGGCCGAGTTCCTTATCCTGGCCCCGACAATCGAGGTTGCCGGCAACAGTTACGTACCTGCCCGCTGGATGATAAAGCTCGACGACGACCTCAATGCGCTTTTCCACGTTCAGGATCATATCAGGACAATCACCCACAGGGAGAACGGCACGGCCATGAAGGTTGTCGCCGCCGACAAGGACACTGTTTCAGGCAAGAAGGCAACCGGCGTTCTTATTGACGAACTATGGCTCTTTGGCGAGAAACCGAACGCCGAGAACATGCTGACCGAGGCGACGGGTGGCCTCGCGTCACGCCCAGAGGGGTTCGTCGCCTACCTGACCACGCAATCGGACAAGCCCCCTGCTGGCATCTTTGCAAAGAAACTAGAGTACGGGCGCGGTGTCCGTGATGGCCGGATAGACGATCCGGCTTTCATGCCGATCTTGTACGAGTTCCCGCCGGCGATGGTCGAATCGAAGGCATACGAACTGCCAGAGAATTTCTACGTGACGAACCCGAATCTCGGCCTATCCGTCGACGTGCCTTTCTTGGAGCGTAAGGCGAGGATGGCTGAAGAGGATGGAGAGGAATCGTTGCAGGGGTTCAGGGCGAAGCACCTGAATGTCCAGGTAGGCACCGTCCTCCGCTCTGAGCGCTGGACCGGGGCCGACTATTGGGATGCGTGCGACGGGCAGATGACGCTTGACGACATCATCGAGCGGTCGGAGGTCATAGTTGCCGGGGTGGACGGCGGAGGACTTGACGACCTGCTCGGGTTCGCGGTGATTGGCCGTGAGAAAGAGACTGGTAACTGGTTGCTGTGGAACCGTGCATGGTGCGATCCGGTTGCGCTTGAGCGTAGGAAATCTGAAGCTGATCGCTATCGAGACTTTGCGCGGGCCGATGAGATGGCAATCGTTCCGATTGGGCGCGATATCGATGAATTGTGCGAGATCATCAGCAAGATCGAGGCGTCTGGACTACTCGACAGGATCGCTGTTGATCCGCTCGGTCTCGGCGGGATAGTCGATGGAATAACCGATACCGGAATTGATCACGAACGCGTCGTCGGCATCCCACAAGGGTACAAACTCAGCGGGGCGATACAGACCACGGCGCGGAAATGCGCCGAGGGAACACTTATTCACGGAGGCCAGTCGCTTATGCAGTGGTGCGTCAGCAACGCCAGAGTTGAGAAGAAAGGCAATGCAGACATAGTGACGAAACAGGCAAGCGGGACAGGCAAGATTGATCCGCTGGTGGCAACGTTCTGCGCTGTCGCGCTTATGGCGCTCAATCCTGAGCCTCGCGGTGGGCGGTCTGTTTACGAAGATCGGGGGATGCTGGTTATATAATACTTGAGCTGGGTTACAAATGAAAAATCTAGAGGAACGTGCATGGGAAAAGTTTGCAGAGAGACAGGGGTTTACCGAGCAAGAGCTACAAAATCCAGAATTTTGCATAGCGATGAAAAAAACGCTCGAATTTGCTAATTTCAGACTTTACACAGCTATTTGCGAGATCGGTGCAGTCGTCGCCGTAAACCTTGGGATCATTAAAAGACCAAAATGGTGAAATCCGACCTCCAGCAACTCATCGACAACTGCGACGACGACCAATGCGAGATAATCGCCGGAATCGTGCTGCGGGTGATGTCGATCAAGGCAGAGCGGTGGACCGGCAACCTGGCGCTCTCTCTGAACGCCGTGTCCGGTGTTGTTGCCGACATGCACGTCAATCGTGGGGAGGTTGTGAGATTACGTAAAAGTAATTCAAAAAACAAAAATGAAATTGTGCTTTCGGTGATGTAATTTATTTATTGACTATTCCGCAAAAACGGAATATAAGGAGAATTGAGATAGTTTAACTTGGATAGCTGAATCCGGAAATACCGGGAAATGAAGCTCCAGGACGCCAGAATAAGTGCGTCTTGGAGCTTTTTGCGTTTCAGGGGTCTGAATGGCTGCAGCCGTCAAAGTTCTGCCTGACATAATGATCATCATTGGCCTTGCCCTGCTTGGGTACGGCCTTTTTTTGTTCGCGCCGTGGGTGTCGTTCTCAGTGGTTGGCGGGCTACTGTTTCTCATTGGCCTGTTCGCGGCAGTAAAAACCAGCATCCCGACAGGAGAAAAGTAGAACATGGGCCTTTTCTCCGGCATGTTTGAACAGCGAGTATCGACCGCGCATCCGCGTGATCCGGTAATTGCTGAATTGTTTGGGGGGACAATCAACACCGCATCCGGCATGGTTGTCACTCCTGACAGTGCCATGCGTGAGGCTGCAGTCTACGCTTGCACAAGGGTACTTGCAGAATCTGTCGCACAACTGCCGTTGCACGTATACCGGCGACGAAAGAACGGACATGGGAAAGACCGCGCCGACGATCACCCTCTTTATGATCTGCTGCACAACCGCCCGAACAGACGACAAACATCTTTCGAGTTTCGGGAATGGTTGATGGGCGCTGTCGTTCTGCGCGGGAACGCCTGCAGCCTAATTGTTCCGACCGGAGGATCGGCAGTCGGCGAGCTTATCCCGCTGCACCCAGAACTACTAGCAATCTTCGAGGCGAAAGACGGACGAAGGGCATACAGATACTATCATGCATCAGGGAAAGAGGTTGTGTACCTGCAGGACGAGATTTTCCATGTATCTGGTCTATCTCTCGATGGCGGGATCTCCGGGCTTTCTCCGATTACTTATCACCGCGAGACGGTAGGCGCTTCAATGGCAGTGCGTGAGTTTGGCGCGAGGTTGTTCAAAAACGGGACGCATATCGGAACGGTGTTTGAGCATCCAGGGAGGATGAGTGAGAACGCCAGGGACAACCTAAAAAAGAGTCTTGATTCTGGTTTTTCCGCAGTGATGAACGCTGGAAAAACCTTGATTGCAGAAGAGGGCATGAAGGTCGCCAAGCTCGGCATGACCAGCGAGGACGCACAATACCTTGAGACACGCAAGTTCAGCCGCGCAGAGATAGCAAGCATATTCCGGGTTCCTCCTCACAAGATAGGCGATCTTGAACGGGCAACATTCAGCAACATTGAGCAGCAGTCCATCGAGTTCGTCACTGATTCCCTGATGCCGTGGCTTGTCCGCATCGAACAGGCAATTTCCCGCGATTTGATCAGCGAGAAGGATCGGAAGCGTGGGTTCTTCGCTGAGTTCAATGTCATGGGCCTGCTTCGTGGCGATGCTGACGCCAGGGCGAAATATTACAAGGCCAGGTTTGAAACTGGATCACTCACTCCGAACCAAATCCGGGCGCTTGAAAACGAAAACCCGGAGGACGGCGGCGACTCCTGTTTCGTCCCGCTGAACATGATCCCGATTGAACTGGCAGGGAAGAACATCGACAACAACGCCGGAGGCAATGAGGCATGAAGGACATAGAACGCAGGACGATAGCCGTCGAGATGCGGGTCGAACGCCGCGATCAGGAAACACCGAAGATTGTAGGCCATGCCGCGCTGTTCAATACTCTTTCCGAAGACCTTGGCGGGTTCCGCGAACAGATTGCGCCCGGCGCATTCGCTGAAGCAGTGAAAGAAGACGATGTCCGCGCCTTGTGGAACCACAATCCGGACCATGTGCTCGGGCGCTCAAAGGCCGGCACGCTACTGCTCAAAGAGGACGACAAAGGACTTGCAATAGAGATTATCCCGCCAGACACGCAACTTGCTCGTGATCTGATGACCAGTATGGACCGTGGCGATATTACGCAGATGTCTTTCGCCTTCTCCGTCAAACCGAACGGGCAGAATTGGGGAGAAGGTGAAGACGGGATGGATGTCAGGACACTGACTGACGTCAGGCTTTATGATGTTTCCCCTGTTACGTATCCTGCATACACGCAGACCGATGTCGCCGTCAGAAGTTTCAGGGAATACCTCGAAAAAAAGGAAAAAACCGTCGACTACAGCAACGAGCGCCGACGGCTTGAATTGATAGAAATCGATGATTGATCCGGCGTGGTGCCGGGTAATGCGATGGCCCGCAAACCATAACTGATGAGGTAATAAAATGGCCGATTTGAAGGAACTCCGAAACCAGCGTGGCAAGGCCATCGCCGACGCCCGCGCACTGTTGGACAAGGCAGAAGCCGAAAAGCGGCAGATGTCCGAGGAAGAGAGCAAGGCATACGATGGATTGATTGCCGAGTCTCAGCGGCTGAAAGACTTAATCACCCGCGAAGAGCGGCAGCAGGAGCTTGACCGCGAGGTAGCCGAACTTGCGATCCGCAGCGAAGAGAGCGCCGGGAAGAAAGATGAACGCAAGGATGGACGATCTCTGTTTGCTTCCGATGAATATCGCAGAGCATTCATGAACTACTGTGTAAGTGGAGCAGGGGGGCTTGACAGTAACGAGATTCGCGCCCTGTCCGCCGGCAAGTCGACAGAGGGCGGCTTCCTGCTCCCAGAGCAGATGCTTGACCAGATCCTTAAGGGCATCGACGACATGGTATTCATCCGCCAGAAGGCAACAAAGTTCCGCGTCCCCGCTGCCATCTCACTTGGCGTTCCGACCATGACCGCCGATGCCGCCGATGCCGACTGGACAACCGAGCTTGCAACCGGCAGCGAAGACAGCTCGCTGACTTTTGGAAAGCGCGCGCTGTATCCGCAGAAACCGATTGCCAAGCGCATCAAGATCAGCAATCAGCTGCTCCAGCAGTTACCCGGGGTTGAGGACTTCGTCCGTGGCCGCCTGATATACAAATTCGGAATCACCCACGAGAAGGCGTTTCTGACCGGTTCAGGATCTGGTCAGCCACTTGGCTTGTTCACGGCATCGTCAAGCGGCATTTCAACCGGCAGGGACGTTTCCACCGGGAACGAAGCAACCTTCCCGACATTCGACGGACTGACAGAAGCAAAATACAGCCTCAAGGGCCAGTATTGGAACCGCTCCGACTGGATGTTCCACCGCGATTGTCTGAAGCTGTTGGCAAAACTCAAGGACGGTGAAGGTCAGTATATCTGGCGCGAATCGGTACGTGCAGGCGAGCCCGATCTGCTGCTCGGTCGCCCGGTCTACATGAGTGAGTATGTACCGAACACCTTCACGACCGGCCTTTATGTCGGACTTCTCGGCGACTTCTCCTTCTATTGGATAGCCGACGCTCTCGACATGACCATCCAGCGACTTGTTGAGTTGTACGCAGAATCGAATCAGACCGGACTGATTGGGCGGATGTCGTCCGATGGTATGCCGGTGCTTGAAGAGGCTTTTGCCCGCGTGAAATTGGGCTGATAGCAAATAACCATTACTCGGAGCAAAGACCATGAGCAATCTCTTTGGGAAAGTGAAAATCGATCAGGTGCTCGGCTACTATGCAGCCGGCACCACCAAGCGGACGTCGGATATCGTCGATATGCAGGGGTGGGAAGGCTGCATCTTCGTCGCCGAACTCGGGACCATCATTGAAAACGGCACCATCGACGTTTTCGTCGACCAGAATACCGCGAATAGCACAAGCGGCATGGCCAGGCTTGCCACCACCACGGCGCATACCGTGACCGCAGCAGACGCTGCGCTTGCCAAGTCGTGCATTGTCGTTGACGTGTACAAGCCGCGCGAACGGTACTTGGAGTGCAACATCACGCCGGCAACGCAGAACGCCGTGATCCTAGGCATTACCGCTATTCGTTACAACGGCAGCTATGCACCGAATGTTTCTGGGCCACTGAAGTCAACCGTGCTTGCTTCGCCGGCAGAGGCATAATCTGGAGATCGGCAATGCTGGTGACGATGAAAACGACGATGGCCGGGCCTGATCTGATAGCCCATTACGGGCAGAAGATCGATGTGCCTGAAGATTTAGCGAGCGCGCTCATTGAGGGCGGGTTTGCCATACCCGCGAATAACGCCGTCGAATCAGCCAGCATTGCCGCGCCAGAAACGGCAATCATGCCGAAACCATCACGCAAGAGAGGCAAATAAACCATGTCGTATACAACGAAAGTTTATATGACCGACGGCGGCGACACTCAGGTGATTGCCTCTGGCGGTGCTTTGAAATGTGAATCCGGATCAATCCCTGTTGGGGTTGTCCTGAATACTCGACACAGGGTGACAACCGCCGAAGTCAATGCAGGCCATACGTTGCTCGCAGCGCTTGCCGGGTATGCGTATCGAATGGTCGGTTGTGAAGCAATAGCCATCGGTGGCGCCGCTGCGACCGTAACGACAGTTGACATTCTTGGAACGTCCTCCAGTTCGAGGAAGCTGGTGGCATTTGCACAGGCATCGCTGACGCAATCAGCTGTTTTGAAAGCCGGTGGAACAGGTGCCAATGTTCTTGCTGATGGCGCAAGTTTTACCACCAATGATGCAAATACAGCAATCACCATCGGGAAAACCGGCAGCGACCTTGCCACCGCAACGCACATTGACGTCATTTTGACCTATGTGATTGAAGAGGCGTAACGTGCTGAAACTTATCACCGCGCCAACAGTTGAGCCGGTAACGCTCACAGAGGTCAAGGAACAGGCGGTCATCGGCGTTTCAACCGATGATACTCTGTTGACGCGGTTGATCAGTGTCGCACGGGCAGAGGCCGAGGGGATAACTCAACGCAGCCTGGCACCAACGACGTGGGAGGTCGTGCTTGATACATGGCCGAGTCGGGAAATCAGGCTGCCGCGTGGTCCGGTGACGGCTGTCTCGTCGGTAAAGTATTACGACGAAGATGGTGTTGAGCAAACGCTTTCGGCGTCGATTTATGAGACTGACCTTGATTCTCTCGTCGCCAGGGTGCAACCGCGAGACGGAGAAGAGTGGCCAGACCTGGCGGTTATGGCAAACGCAGTCAGGGTTCGATATACGGCAGGGTGGACGGCGTCTGCCATTCCGGTAGAAATAAAGCAGTGGATCCTTGTTCGAGTGGCAGGCCTGTACGCGCAGCGCGAGAACTTCGTCGCCGGGAATGGGGCGCCAAACGTCGTTCCAATGCCGCGCAACTTCGTTGACGCGTTGCTCGACCAGTATACGGTTGTCGAGGTGTGATGATGATCGGAGCCGGCGAATACAGGCACACGGCAACGATAGAAAGCCGAACTACAGGCAGGGCAACGAGCGGTGAGTATGTCGAGACATGGACAACATTTGCAACGATACGGTGCCGGATTTGGCCTGGGAAGGGGACTGAGTCGAGTGAATCAAAAAGAGAAACTGGCACGACAAACACCCGTTTTTTCTGTCGCTACATTCCAGGCATCACTGGCGGCATGAGGCTGGTTTTTAATGGCAGATATTACGACATCGTAAACATCTGCAACATCGGTGAAATGAACCGAGAGCTCGAGATAGCGGCGGTCGAGAAAACATGAGCACGGCATTCATCAAGGCGTCTGTTTCTATCAGTGAAATCGATGGATTTGATGCTGCAATAGACGAGGTGATGGCCGCAGTTGACCAGAACCTTGATGAAGTCGCCGAGGTGATGTTCCAGTCTGCAAAAACGACATCGGCTTTTGCAGACAAGACAGGAATGCTGAGAAGGGCGATCAAAAAAGAGAAAAAAGGGAAATCTTATTATCGAGTGTCGGCCCGGGCGCCACATGCCTATAACGTCGAGTTTGGACATGGGCTGATTGCGTGGGGAAGGGTGCCCAAAAAAACCAAGTTTGTCCGTGGCAGGTCGTTTCTAAGGAAGGCCAAAGAACTGGCGCTGGTAAGGGCTGTTGAAATATTCAGGCAGCGATGAAAACGGTATTTGACGCTCTTTACACCATGGTCTCTGGATCTGCGCTTGATACGGCGGTCGGCGGTCGGTATTTCCCGATCGAGGCCCCTGTCAATACTGCGTCTCCACTGGTTGTCGCATCGATCATCGCCGAAACATCACGGCACGAGTTGTCGTATATGTTCGTCGATGTGTTGATTGAGTTTTCTGTCATCGCCAACAACTTAACGACAATGCACACGGTCTCTGAATTGGTTTTTTCATTATTCGATGATTGCACGCTTACCGGAATAACGAATTATCGGCAACTCGGGCCGATGCAACGGGAAATAGCACAACCATTGATCGAGGATAGCGTTTACCGGTACGCGATTGAATACCGGCTTAAGTTGCAGAAAGTATAAACCGGGCTCTGCCCACCTATGGCCACAATGGCCATCAAAATTGGCTCCTGACCGTCGTGATGACAGGGCAGAGGGCCAGACTACTGTCGAGATGACAGAAGGAGATCAGCAATGGCAACAGCAATCGTATGGAAAAACGTTGCGGTGTCGATGCAATCAGCGATTGCCGCCACCAAGACTATCACCGGAATAACCAAGGCAAGCCCCGGCGTCGTTACCTCGACCGCTCACGGGTACTCCAACGGTGACTATGTATACCTTGAGGTCCAGGGTATGCACCAGGTCAATGGGCGCGTTTTCCGCGTCGCCTCAGTAGCAACCGATACCTTCGCTCTTGAGGGCGAGGACACCACCAATTTTGACACGTTCTCCAGCGGCACGGCTCAGAAGCTGACAATGGGGACGACCATTTCCTCGGCTATCGACGTATCTGCGTCGGGTGGTGAGTTTGACAAGATCGACACCACCACCATTCATGCCGCACAAAAGTCCGAGATGCCTGGTCTGCCGAGCGCAATCAGCTACACCATGAACCACATCTGGGATCCGACCGACGCAGGCCAGATCGCTATGAAAGCAGCGAATGACGTTCAGGGCAAACGGGCGTTTAAGTTCCAGTTCGGCACCGGTGGAAGGATCATTCTTTTTGCCGGTTATGTTGGATTTGTCGGCCTCCCCGGTGGATCGGCGCAGGACAAGGTAACAACAAGCGCCGTAATCACAATGAACGGAACGCCGACATACTACAGTTCTTAATTTAGCAGCATAGGGGGACAACCATGCTCAAAATCAATCCAGATCCAGAGTTTACAGTAGACGTCAAAATAACGGTTCCAGGGCAGGAAGATCCTGCCCTGGTCAGCATCACCTTCCGCTATCTCACGATCAAGCAGATGACAGAAAAGCGGGAAGAGTTGAAAGCAAACAAAGCCGTATCAGACGCTGACTTCCTCGACGAGTTAATCGTCAAATGGAAGGGATTCGACCAGGAGTACAGCAAGGAAACGCTCGAAAAGTTTCTTGAAAATTACCCGACCGCTGGCGGAGAGATTGTCACTCAGTACAACAAACACCTTTTAGTCAGCAGAGTAAAAAACTAGAAGCTGTCGCCGCTGAACTCGTAGGCGGCGGCAGCGATCCGAACGAGGCAAGCAGCAGGCTTGGACTACCGGCCGATTTAATCAGCGAGGCTGAGAACTTCAGGCATTCCGATGGAATATACCCAGACAACATCACAACGGTTGAGGTTTTCATGTGCATGCTGACACAGTGGCGCATGGGGCCGTCTGGTGCGATTGGGCTTGATTACGGAGTGCTGCCGGTGGTGATGAGATACAGTGAGGTCGCAAGGGAAGAGCGGGCAGACGTTTTTGACGGAGTGCGGGTGATGGAGATGGTTGCGCTTCGTGTTATGCGGGAAAAACGGGGGAAATAAGTGGCAAAGATTCCCGAAATATTCGTCGACCTGAAGGCCAATACCGCAGAGTTCGAGAAGGACATGCGGAAGGCCAAGCAGATTGCATCCGAGTCTGCAAAGGGGATATCAACCGCGCTCAATGGTGCTCTGTCTTCTACGCAAGTAAGCAAGGGGACAAATTCACTTATCAATAGCCTTGGCAATCTGAACAAGGCGTCAAAAGTATCATCTCAGACATTCAAGCAACTTGGCGTCGATCTTGGATCGCTCCAGCGAGTAACCGGTGTCACCGGGGCGCAGTTCCAGGCGCTGCAATCCAAGATGCTGGCGACAGCTGGCGCGAAGGCACAGGAAAAAGCGCTCCGTGATATAGCTCGTCAAGCTGACCTTACAGAGAAGGAAATACGTGAGCTTGGGTCACAGTTTGGGCTTTCGAAGAAGCAGATTGACCAAGTAACCGGGACCACTGGCAAGGCAACACAGTCATTTTCGGTGTTGGGCGGTGCTGTTCGTGCCGCGCTTGCGTACTTCTCAATTGACGCAGTTGTCGGCTTTGCGAGATCAGTCGTCCAGACAGGAGTACAGGTTGACTCTCTCAATCGCTCTTTTGTCGCGATAACAGGCTCGGCGCAAGCTGCACAAAAGGAATTTGATTTCCTGCGCGAGACTGCCAACCGAACGGGTCAGAATTTTTATGCTCTGACTGATTCCTACCGTCAACTGACTGCATCAACCCAAGGAACAAAGATAGCCGGTGAAGAGACGCGCAGAGTGTTCTCGTCGATGTCTGAGGCCGCTGCTGTTCTCGGGATGAGCAATCAACAGCTTGAACTATCATTCAAGGCATTTGCACAGATGGCAGGCAAGGGCGTCGTGCAGATGGAGGAACTCAAGGGGCAGTTGGGTGACTCGCTTCCTGGCGCTGTCAATATCGCCGCGCAAGCAATGGGCGTATCGGTCAAGCGACTAATGGAGATGTCTGCTGCCGGGGAGTTGCTTGCTGAAGATTTGCTGCCGAAGATGGCGGACCAGTTGCACAAGATGTATGGCGAGGCCGCCAATACTGCGGCACTTGAATCAGGCATTGCCGCAATCAATCGATTCAACCAAGCATGGACTGATCTCAAGGCCAGTTTGTACGACAACAAGGCCTTTGTTGCTGCTGCCGATGCACTCTCGACGGCCTTCAATTTTTACGCTGATGCTCTGAAGGATGATACCAGCATCAACGGCATAAAGGAGCAGATAGAAGAGCAAGGCGCAGCACTTGAGCACAACAAGGCATTATTAGATGAGTATCAAAGCGGGTGGGTTAAAGGTAGCCCGCAGACAATAAGCGAACTCACCACCAAGATAAAAGACCAAGGAACCGCTCTTGAAGGACTGAAACTCAGATTACTTGAGGCCCAAAATGCCGCCGATCCCGCAGTAAAGGCTGCTGTTGAAGCTGGCTCAAAGATGACCGATTCGTGGGTCAAGGCTGGCGAACAAAAGGCAGAAGCTATAACCCGCGCACAGAAGATGGAATCTGAGGCGCTTGCTGCACAGGCAAAGGAAGAAGAGCAAGCCGCCAGGAAATCGATAGAGGCCAATAAACAACGCGCAGAGCAACAGGCGGCAATCATGGTCGAGATGACCGACATGATAAAAACGTCTGCCATGACTCAGACCGAGATAGAACTGCACGAATTGGAGAAACGCAAGGCCGCTCATATGGAGGCGGCAAAAGGCAACATCCAGTTACAGCGAACCGTAACAGAGGCTTACGCTGCCGAGCAGAACAGGCTGACAATGCTTATCGAGGCAGGCGTTGATAAGCGAACAGCGGCAGAACGCGAAAGCCTGGAGCAGATGAAAGACGGCTGGCTGACGTTCAACGAGGGCAAGGCTGAAGCAGCAAAACGAGCAGGGGAAGAAATACAGCAGGCAGAGAAGGAGACCACCACAGTATTCATCGATGAATGGAGCAACGCGCTTGAATCGGTGCAATCATCTCTGGCGGATATGATCTACGAGTTCGATTTTTCGATGGACTCGATACTCGACATATTCAAGCGGATGCTTGCTGAGATGCTGGCTGCTATAGCCATGAGCGGTATCAAGGACGCACTGCTCGGCCTGTTCGATATCGGCGGCGGTGGCGGCGGAATACTTGGCGGGCTTGCATCATTGCTCGGCGGCAGCAAAGAGGGCGGTGGTGGCGGTGGCGGTGGTGTGCTTTCTGCGCTATCAAGCACACTGAGCGCTGGCAAGATAATTTCCACCGTCAAGGGCTGGCTAGGCATAAGCGGTGCCGCATCCGGCAGTGGAGTAGCGGCAGGAACAGGCGTTGCCGGAACAAGCGGGTTCTTCGCTGGCACAGGTTCAGGCGTCGGTGGGAGCGCTGCGACAACTGCCGCAGGAGGAACAGCAGCCACAAGCGGCGGAGGGATGGGATTTTCTGCCGCAGGACTAGGCGCAGTAGCCACGTATGCAACAGTTGCCGCTGCGGTGGTGATGGTTGCCAAGGGCATCATCGACAAGTCAAGCAGGCCAAATGCCGCGAACGAAATCGATTACGCAGGAGTAACGCCGGCTAATCTGCAATCGATGAATGACCAGTGGGTGAAGCTCAACAACACCGTGCTGGCTTCGATCCCCGGTTTCCAGCAATACGAATCAGCGATTTACTCGGCAAACAACTCCCTACTCGTTGCAACCGGAGCAACCGGAACGATTGCCCTGAAATACGACGAGTCTGCAGCTGCAGGAAATAGATGGTCTGCTTTTCTGACAGCGGCGTCCGGTGCGTTGATGGACGCAACATCGAAAGCAGATTCTTTTCGGGCCGGTATCGAGGGGAGTGGCGCGGAGCTTGGCAAGACGTCTTCATTGGCCGAGGCAAGCCGCAGCAATCTTGAAGGGCTGAACTCCATACTGTCAGACACGGCCACGGCGGTGTCAACCCTTAGCTCTGCATCTCAAGACGCCGCATCGGGAATACTTGGTGCCGCCGGCGATATGCGGTCAATCATGCGGAGCCTGCAGCAAACAGCGGTCTATCCTGCTGGCGGCGGAGTTTCATACCACGCTGACGGCGGGATCTTCACCAGGCCGACAAGGTGGGGATCTCACATAATTGGGGAGTCCGGCGCAGAGGCACTTGTCCCCCTGCCCTCGCCGGACATCCTCAGCCAGATCGCCAGCAAGCTGGACAAGATCAGCACCGGAGGCGGAGCAGCGCCGGTCGTCCATGTCTATATCGGAAACGAAAAGCTCGACGCCCGCATCCAGGTTGTATCCGACCGTCTCGACGCAGACCGTGATCCGCTTGCCAGGGGCAGGAGGTATGTAGGATGATGCTCTGCGAGCTCACACCGGCCGGCGGGAATTTGATCAGGTGCGCGATGTCTGATTTCGCAGATATCCACCTCTGGCGGTCGTACATCGTGAGCCTGCCGAGCGTCAAACTGACAATGCCGAACCGGTGGGGCGGGTTTGCCGCGCCGCCGGATTGGGCGGATCTGGCTTTTTCCCCCGATATGTTCGTCGATGCCGATATCTGGCCACCTCCAGAGACCGCAACGGTCAAATTGCGATGGATAACCGACGGAGACGAGACCGGAGGTACGATCATTTTCGACGGCACGGCAACAGTTGAAGATCCGGGCTTGACCGCGATCAAGTACAAACTGCGGCGGCCGGAAAATACAACGACGGTTGCAGAGTCGACTGTCTACAATGACACGCTGGCCAATGTGATGACCACGCTCTGTGGGGCATCCTATCTCAATCTGACGATAGATACCACAAGGGCCAGAATCCCGTCGCCGGCAGTCAGCTATACTACCACCAGCGAGCAGCTGACCATCGAACTGGCAACGAGTCTCTGCGCGTTTTTCGGGCATGGTTTTTACGTCGAGGGCGGGACGCTTTACCTGATCGATATGTACGACCTGACAACCACGCAGAGGACTGTCAACGAGTGGGATGGCGATATCACCGAGTCGACATACAAGCACGGAACGCGCTACAGCACGGCAAAGTGCGGCGACTACTCCGTTGCCTCTTCCACAGTAACCAACGGCGAAGAATTGAGCATTTCAACGGCATACCACGGCACGCAGGCAAACATCGAGTCGGCGCTGGCCATCATCCTTGAGATTGCCAATCGACCAATCGTGGAGCTCGACGCGATGATCGGCGACAACCCGCTGACGGTTGGCGGCTGTTATGTCTGCAACGACAACAACCACGCGATGCCGCTGCAGCTGATTATGGTGGCGTCGGATGTCGTCTACAATTTTGACAACGAAACAATGCAGGCCGTCGGAGCCGGGTCGGTGACAGCGATATGAAACACATACTGATCAACCAGATCGTTGATATATCGGCCAACTACGAAAACGGCAATTTCCCGGCGTCGAACCTGCTCGACATGAGACCGAAGCGTATCTGGTCGGCCGGAGGCATCCGCGTAAACGCGACCATTGCTCTCGAGGTATCCGGCAATATTTCAGATATCGCCATTTTCAACACCAATGCCAAAACCGCGACATTCGCGGCGTCCGATCCGTGTGAGATTGAATGGGCCGAAACAGACGCATGGGCCGAAACAGACACCTGGGCAAACAGCGGCATCGGAACGATAACAGGAACGGTCACGCAGGTTAGCAATTCAGATGCTCTGTGGATCTCGTTGTCGACGCCGATCACCGTTCCGTGTGTGATGTCTATCAACCTGACGTCAACCGGCTCTGAGGTGCTGTATGCCGGCGCAATTGTCGCGGGAATGGCCGAGGACTACGGCGGGGCGAATTTCCGATATGGGGCCGGCGAGCAGCTGGTTGACTACTCGATTGTCAGTCAAAACAGCGCCGGCAGCAGGTACTACAAAAAACGCGACATCGTCAGGCAGGTACAGCTGACCGCTCTCATGCTGCGGACCGAATCGACCAAGCTGCTCGACACCGTCAGGAATTACGGGGCCGTGCCGTCAGCCTGGAAACTGTACCAGGACGACGCCGCGACCGACGACATAATGCTGGCATATCCGACAGTCTCCAGATCGATAGATCATCGCCTGCATGACAATATAACGCTCACTCTCAATGAGGTGGCTTGATGGGAATCAAACGATGGAACAGGACAGTATTGACCGGCGGCGGAGCAACGGCGCTGGACGGTATTGCAATTGCCTCTCTGACCGACGGCGACCGGGCAGACGTGGTTGTCGAGGCCGACGGAAACAAATACTACTTCTATGTTTTTGACTCTGCGGCAACCGACGCCGAATCGTCCCCGAATGTAATCCGGCCTGACGATTACAGCACGGCAGGCGTTTGGAAGCTGGCGTCATCGCCATACGGCGACCTCCAGGTGCAGGTCGAGGTCGTTTCAGGCCTGCCGATCAACGGCAATATCACCGGTGGCGACATCAGCCGTGCCAGCAACACGACGCTCACGGTCTCGCCGATTACCTGCCTCGATAGTGGACTGACCACCAAGCTCTACAAGTCGACAGATACCACGTTCACGGTCCCGCACACAGGTAGTCTATCTGCGAACACCATTTACCACACCTTCCTGGTCAAGCTGGCCGTCGGCGGCACGTTCGAGTTTCGCACGTATACCACAGAGGCGGCTGTCGCCAGTGATGCCGACGTTTCAAAGTATCGCTGGATCGGCGCCTGGTTGACAAACGGCAGTTCTCAGCTTGTCCAGGGTCTGCAGGTCGGTGATCTGTTCACGTTTGGCAAGGCCAGTGAGACAATCATCACAGGGTCGCTGACTACATCCTACGCCACCTATAGCCATTCATCGCTGCTGCCGACAAGCCGTGTCAGGGAAATAGAATACGGCGTAAATGGGGCTGAGGGGATTGTCTTTTCGTCGCTCGATGGGACGAATCTGGAGGAATATATCGGGTACTCATACGTTGCTGATGGCCAGGGCGATACGCAGCAGGGGGCATTCGGGCATTGCAGGCCGCACGCTGGTCTGATGCCATTTACTACCGCCAGGCAGTTCAAATCGTCAGCATCAGGAACAGACCTTCTGTGTAAAAAAGTCAGGTGGAAACGGTAATGCTACGCGACCTCATATTTTCACTATCAGACAATCGCGGAATCGGCTACGACCGAGCGCCCGGGGACGGCGAATACATGCGCCGATGGAAACAGTCTGATTGCGGCTGGTTTTTCTCAGCACCGCGGCGCTACGAGTGGACCGGCACTGCGCTCGTTGAGTTCGCCGGATGGCAGGCAGAGCAGGACGCGCTTGCGCTGGCGGCAGCGCAGGAGCAGATGACAGCGGCGATCATCGCAGAGGAGGACCGGCGCAGCTGGTTGCCTATCGAGCATCCGAACGGAAGCGGGGTTTTCCATAAATCGACGTCTGCCATCACCGAGACCATTCACCGGTTTGCCGGAATTACTCCGACAGATCCGCTGCCGATCAACGGCGGCAATTGGGATGACGTCAACGGGACACCGGTGCCGTTCACCTATCAGGATCTTATTGATCTGCGGAACGCGATTTATGATCGGGCAGCATACAACTACGGGGTGCGGAAATACCACGTTGCAGCGATGCTCGCATCTGCCGATCCGCTTTCCTATGACTTCTCGGGGGGCTGGCAATGAAAAGAACCCTGCTGATGATCGTTTGCGCCATGCTGCTGTCTGCCTGCGGAGACAGAGACAAGCCGAGCGCGTCAGTCAGCGATACGGCCGCAGTGTATAATCCAGCCGCGATGGATGACGAAGACCAAGCGCTGAACGAGTCGAGTGCTGCATCAGGCCAGTGCACGACATATCACTCGACGCGGATGAACAGCGGCAGACGGTTGTGGAAGATCAACCGCCCACTGTGGAAATACGCCAGATACGCCTCTGTACGATTCAACAGCGGATACTATGTGCCTCGCGTGGTGTTGGCCAAAGCGAACCGGACGCGCTCCGGGTTCGTTTTTCGGCCAGGGCAAACGACAAAGGGCATTATCGCAATTTGGGCGCCGCGTGGCGACAAATCCACAGCGGTAACGGTCTGTTTACAGTGACGGGGGATGAAATGAAAAACATTATTTTGGCAGTATTGGCAGTCAGTTTGTTGAGCGGGTGCGCTACCGAGTTTATCGCCACCAACGACCAGATCGCAGCGGCGAACGAGGGAAAGTTGGTGGCATACGGCCAGGCGATGGCCGCATGTGGTGAGAATGCCGGGTGTCAAGTTGGTGTATCAATGGCGTATGCGGCCAGAGTAGGTGATCAGGATTTCATCAAGCCTGAGAGAACTGCCGAGGTACTTGGAGCATGGGTTCCGTTCGCCTCTCTTGGCCTTCAGGCGTTCGATATGTTCTACGGAGGCGGCCCGAACGGAACGGGATCAGCCGGCTACGTCGTGACGGGCAACAACAATACATTCAGCGGCGTCGGAAATGCGCTTGAGGCGTCTGGTGGATCAACCGTAACCGCGCCGTTCTCGTCGTCGAACTCGTTCTCATGGTCTACAGGCAATCGTGATTACACAATAGGCGGCACAGCAGGCGAGATAACCGGAGACGGCATTGTTGACACGTATCCGGACACCACCGAAACCAGCGACGGCGAGACGGTCGAGGTCACGGCTGACTGATGAAAAAGGTCTGCGTATGCGGGCATGTGAGGGTTTTTGGATCGCATTGCCCGGTGTGCGGATTGTCTGAAGAAGAAAGCACCGAGCGAATCAGGGAAACACAGGAACGATACCGGCGCAGGATTGAAGATGACGACAGCGAAGAATGAAGATCTGTATTAACTGCGGCGGAGAGTACAGCGGTCATCGTTGCCCGCATTGCGGGATGTGCGATGAATGAGGAATTGCAACTCAGCCTGGAGGGTTTGGGTATGCGAGTCATCAAGGAGCGACACATTATAATGGTGCGTATGGAAGAGGGCATCACTCGCGTTTTCGATAAAGAGTGCATCGATGAAAAAGCCTTCGCGTGCAGCGCTTTCGACGTGAACGGCCCGCTGGCTCAGTGCCAAAGAATGTACACGGAATGGACGGGATGCAAAATATGTAGGGGGGATTATCGTGAATAGCGAACTGATCAAGGGTGCAAAAACATCAGAGTTTTACATAGTCCTCATGGTCTTGCTGCCGTGGATCTGTCAGCAGTTTGGCGTCGACGTGGCGACGATTACCGACAATGCCGACCAGTTGCGCCAGGCTATCGAGGCCGCGCACGGCGGGAGTGACATGCCGGCTTGGGTGGCGATGGCCTATGTGATCGGGCGGAAGGCGCTGAAGTGGCGGGCCGGGAAATGAAATACACGACCATCACCTACCACGGCGCGAAGCTCACCGTTCCGGAGTGGCTAGCATCTCCGAAGCTTTGGCCATACGACCTCCCGCTCTACCGTTTCCCGTCATTCTGCGGTGCCGGAGAAGGATTCGGGGACAGGATAGTGCCAGAGGACATTTTCGGAGTCTGCATCTCCCCGGCGTGCTTTATCCATGATGTAGATTGGGCGTGCAGTCCCGATACCATCCGCGAGTTTCTGGCGGCCAATTTCAGGTTTGCGAGGAATGCGCGGTCGCTGATCTTGGCCTCGTCGTTGCCGTGGTGGAAGAAGGAAATCGCGGTCTCCAGGGCGTATACGTTCTGGCTCGGCGCGGTGACGACAATCGGCGCTCTCTGCTTCAATCCGCTAGGCGAGTCGTTCGCCAACCCGCTCGACAATCCGGATGTGCAAACGAAGCTGCGGAAATTGGCAACAGCAAGAATCGATTATCAACGGGATATGGGGATTTGATCATGGTTCCGGCTCCTCAAGACGAATTTGCACTGACAGAGGCAAAGGATTGGAAAATGCTAGCGGCGATAGGGACAATTCTGCTGGCAATGATTTCCGGAATGTGGATCGACCTGAAATCGACAATCAAAGACAACCGGATTGAACTGAGGCAAGAGATAGCCGAGCACAAGTCGGACACCAAACGGGAGCAGGAAAAGCTCTGGTCAGCCATTGAAGATTGTCGGGGCGAAATCAGGAAGCGTTGATATGTGGCCATTTTCGCAGAAGCCAAAAAGCAACATCATGCTCCGGGCTGAGTTGTTGCAAAAACTGCCACGGTGCGAGGTGGTCATTGCCGAGGACCGAGCCTACGTGCTGCCATCGGACAGCGATGTTTTTGCCGCGCTCGGAACGGATTGGAGCAAGTATCTGGCCGAGATCAATGACTGCGATGATTACGTCTGGCGGGCGAAAGGCAAGGCGGCGGGACACGGATGGCCGGTAGCCGCCGTCAAGGTCGTACTGCTCGACGGCTCGGCTCATTACATCAATGGGTGGATCAATGACCGGCGGGAGTGGGTGCTGTTTGAGCCGCAGACGAGAGAGATTTTCGCGCAGAAAATTCAGCGTATTGTCCACATTGTGATATGACACCGAACCTGAAAGCGTTTCTGGACGTGATCGCCTGGGCCGAGATCGGCCCCGCGCTGCTCACTGCGAGCGACAACGGATACAATGTCATAGTCGGCTCGACGCCGCTTTACCCGCGCTTGTTCCACGATTACAGCGACCATCCGCGAGTCGCGGTGACTGTGCGGCCAGGATTGATCAGCACAGCCGCAGGCCGATATCAGATCCTGAAACGCAATTTCGACCACTACAAGCGCACGCTGAACCTGCCAGACTTTTCACCGGCAAGCCAGGATAAAATAGCGCTTCTGCTTATTTTAGAATGCAAGGCCGTTGACGACATAAATGCTGGAAATGTCGAAAGCGCCATAAGGAAATGCCGGTCGCGGTGGGCTAGTTTGCCGGGGGCCGGGTATGGACAACCAGAAAAGAAAATGGCCGATCTGCTGCGAGTGTTCGAGCGGGCCGGCGGAACAATCAATCAATAGAGGTGTGAAATGAAACGCGTATTTTTGGCAATGGCAATTGTTTTGCTGCTGACCGGTCAGTCTTTTGCAGCCGGGTCCGGATGGACCGTGCTTGAAAATGACGAGGGATATCTCGACAGTTCACTTGGCGGCGTGATCGGACTGCCGCGAGAAGGCACCAGTGACGCATCGGACGCCAGCGTTCCAGTCTGGCCCGATAGTGGAGATTCGGCGATGTCCAGCGTTGCTGGCTGCATGATCGGATATGTCATCAAGTGCGGGGCGACAGGTGAATATCCAACCAGCATCGTCGTTTCATTCAAAGACAAATATGGAGGAATTATTAACCCTGACACCGACGATACCGTGAATACGTGTTCTTCTGCAGGCCTTGCCTTTAGAGTGAAATTCGACACTCCTGAGTGCATAGCAGGAGGACTTTACGCAGATTTTACTGTCGTAGGTAACAGCAAAAAATTCAAAGTCATCCCGCTATTCTTGAGGTGATTATGGGATCGAAAATGAAAGATATTATCGGATTATCAACCAAACTTGTAGTCGCTGCAACTGCGGCAATCCTGCTCTCACTGTGGATGTTTTGTGGAGCTTGCAGAGCTATGGACACGACAGAGCAACTGCTGATGTTCGGTGGTAAAAAATGGATACAAGACCTCCATAATGGAATTGTAAATCCAAATTTTACCTATACTGGCGGGCAGTCAATAATTGCAGATGAAAACGGTATTCTTAGAACGACTCCGTCTGGCTATCCGTCCGTTTCAGGTGGGAAATATGTCTCTGATTCAGTTTCATTAACCTATCCAACAACTGCTACGCTGAGGGGCATCAGAACAAAAGCTGGCACACGGCAGGTAGTAGATTCTGCCACGTTCGGCGGGATGCTGATAGAGCCAGCGATGACAAACAAGGTCACTGCTAAAAAAGCGAACCCCACAGACACAACAAATGTCTCAAGGTCTGGGGATGCTTCCGCAGTATTGTCTGTTGTTGCAGACTCAACAAATATAGCGACTGACGGACTGGGCAGCATTTGCACATCTGGCAATGTTTACAGGTTAGACAATAGTGGTGGCAGTGTCGCTGCAAATATGTATTTTGGTGGCAGTACTGGCAACACTAACAAACACACACTGTCCGTTTATGCAAAGATATCAGGAGGAACTGGAGCAATATTTTTTGGCAGTGGCAACGGATATAAATCATTCACCAATACATCATATTCCAGGATTATATCGGCCAATGTTACACCGTCCGGTGCGTCTGAGGTTCTATATATTACTGTTCCTGCTGGACAAACTATTCACGTAATCCTCCCACAAGTAGAAGAATCAGTATTTGCCACTTCACCGATTATAGGTACAGACACGGCAGCAGCACAGACGCGGCAGGCATCGGTAACGAGCGCACCAACCCCATTGCATATTTTCGATTCAGCAACAACAGCACAGAATTTCGCTATTTTCCAGCGGATTGTTCCGCGCGCTGCGGGGCAGACAGCCAATATATTTTCAAGCCGGATTGATGACAACAACCTATTCAAAGTATCGACAACTTCAACGCAGATAATCGCGACAAAAACAATCGCATCGACCGCGACGACAGCGACAGCAACCTATACTCACGCGGCAGCAACTCCAATAGATATTATGGTAATACAATCAGACATGGGCATGGCGATTAGGACACGCGCATACTCTGGCGGGACGTGGAGCGCGTGGTCTGCGTGGACAGAGACGACATCTACGGGGGCGAAGGCGTCAGCAAAAATAGGCAGTACATACCAGATAGGGGCGCTGAATAGTGCGAGTCAATTTTCCGGTAATTATCCGAGAGCAGCAATAATAAAGCTCAAGAAGCAAGCTACGTTGGCTGAATATGAAGCGTGGCTAATCGCTGAGATGACGAAGCGGGGGTTGATATGAGCCAAACGACGATAATAATAAAAATAAAAACCGATATACGGTCAGTTGCATCTCTGTGCCTTCAAATACTTGGCGAAGGTGCAGACCCAACGGCAGAAAGAGACATAGATGTTTTCAAGCGCAATAATTCCGAAATAAGCAACGGGTACGTGAGGATAGCTGTTGAGGATTATCTAATTCCAAAATTAGAATATGCAATCTCTGTTGTTGGTTCGGAAAACGAACACATGCAAATTGTGTTAATAGAAAAACATGGGCAAACTCGTTTTGTTACTGGAAATTCAACAGACGAAAACGGGAATACTTATGATATTGTTCTCGGCTGCATTGGCTATCTTCCTATTGATGATTCGTGGGCGTAACTATGTCACAGACTACGGTCATACTAAAAATTAAAACGACACTCCGAGAAGCCTCTGAAACATTGTCACTGCTCTATAATATGGACAACGTGGATGATGAGAAGATCAAAAAAAACCAAGCTGGATAAACTTGA